CTGCCCTCTCCGACAAACAAGGCTGGGCGGTGTTTGGCGGCACACCCAAGGGCAAGAACCAGTTTTGGGAGATTTACGAAACCGCCACTCGTCTCCCTAACGAGTGGTTCCTGTTGCGCCTGCCCGCCACATCCAGCGGGATTCTCCCGGCGACCGAGCTAGCCGCCGCCAGAGCGCAGTTGGCCGAGGATCAGTACCTACAGGAGTACGAGACTTCATTTGAAGCCGCAATCCTCGGCGCTTTTTTCGGCAAGGAAATGCGAGAGGCAGAGCAGCAAGGCCGCATCGGCCAAGTGCCGTACGACCCGAATTTGCCTGTCTATAGCAGTTGGGATTTGGGGTATAGAGACGACACGGCGATATGGTTCTACCAGATCGGGCGCGGGGAAATCCGCGTCATAGACTTCTTTGCGGTGTCGGGTGCTGACATCTACGACATCGCCACAACGGTGATGGCAAAGCCGTACCGCTACGCCCGCCACTACCTGCCGCACGACGCCAAAGCCAAAAGCCTGCAAACGGGTAAGAGCATCATTGAGCAGCTCGCGGTGCATCTGGATGTCGCCAAACTCGCCGTCGTTCCCGACATTGGCGTGCAGTCAGGCATACAAGCGGTGCGCATGACGCTGCCGCGCATTTGGTTTGACGCCGAGAAATGCCGCGATGGCATAGAGGCGCTGCGTCAGTACCAGCGCGAGTACGACGAGGACAAAAAAGCCTATCGTCAGTCACCGCGCCACGATTGGACTAGCCACCCGGCTGACGCTTTCCGTATGCTTGCGGTATCATGGCAAGAGACTGCTGACAAGACCCCGGCCCTTGAGCCTAAACCGCTCATGGTCGGCCCACAGAACACCGTCACACTCAACGACATGTGGGCGGTGCATGATCGGACAACCTCGCGGAGAGCGCGGATATGAGCATTACGTCACCGAACAGATACCCTTACGAGACTGTGGCCGCCTCCCAGACCGCGCAGGTGTTGGGCGGAACGGGCGCGGTAGGCGATTACCTGCACCGCATCGTGGTCACGGTTACGACGACCGGCACCTCTACGTTGAGCGTGCTGGATGGCAGCACCACGGTGCTGACGATGGCCGCCAACACGCCCGTCGGCGTCTACAGCCTTGAGATCAACGCCGCCTCGGCTTCCGGCCCGTGGGCGATTACGACAGGCGCAGGGCTGGCTGTTCTTGCTGTCGGGTTCTTCACCGCATGAACCGCAAGCCCGGGCTTTATGCCAACATCCTAGCCAAGCAGGAGCGGATCAAGGCTGGCTCCGGCGAGCGCATGAAGCGCCCCGGTGAGGCTGGACGCCCGACCGGTGCTGACTTTAAGCAGGCCGCCAAGACCGCGAAGCCGGAGAACAAATGACCGCAGCGTGGCAGCGTAGCGAGGGCAAAAACCCAAAGGGCGGCCTCAACGCCAAGGGCCGTGCTTCGTACAAAGCCGAGACGGGTGGCACGCTCAAACCTCCGGTGAAGAAGGGCGACAACCCACGCCGCGCCAGCTTCCTTGCCCGCATGGGCAACATGCCGGGGCCGATGGCGAAGAACGGTGAACCCACACGCCTTGCGCTTGCGCTGCGTGCTTGGGGCGCATCCAGCAAAGACGACGCCAAGGCCAAGGCCCGAGCGATCAGCGCCCGTAACGAGGGGAAAGCGTAATGGAACCGATGTTGGTCAGCAGCGAGGTGGATCGCTACCTCAAAATCGTCGGGCAATACGACAACGAATTTGCCAAGTGGACGGCGCGGGTCAAGAAGATCGTCAAGCGTTACCGCGACGACACCCGTGGGCAAACGCTGACCGAATCGGCCAAGTTCAACATCCTGTGGTCAAACGTGCAGACGTTGACGCCTGCCGTTTACGCCAAACTGCCAAAGGCTGACATTAGCCGCCGCTTTGGTGACAACGACCCGGTGGGCCGCGTGGCCGCGCAGCTCCTTGAGCGTGCGATTGACTTTGAGATTGAGCATTACCCCGACTTCCGTTCCACGATGAAATACAGCGTGGAGGATCGGTTCTTGGGCGGTCGCGGCAGCGCATGGGTGCGCTATGAGCCGCACACCTCGCCCATCGGCATTGATGACGACGGCGTATCGGTTACCTCCACGGTTGAACAGGGCGAAATGTCCGAACCGATGGAGCAGATTGAGTACGAGTGCGCCGTCGTGGATTACGTGCATTGGCGCGATTTCGGTCACTCACAGGCCCGCACATGGGAAGAAGTGGGGCAGGTGTGGCGCTGGGTCTACATGACCCGTGAGGCGCTTGTGGAGCGGTTTGGCGATGAAATGGCACGCCGCATCCCGCTAGACCAAGGGCCGGAGCCGCTCAACGCGTACAACGAGAGCAAACGCACGTACAACCGCGCCAAGATTTGCGAGCTGTGGGACAAGGAGACGCAGAAGGTCTATTGGTTCTGCAAGGGCATGCCGCAGATGATTGATGTGCGCGATGACCCGCTCGGCCTTGAGGCATTCTTTCCCTGCCCGAAGCCGCTTTACGCGACCACGACTAGCGACACGCTCGTACCCGTTCCCGATTTCGTGCTGTACCAAGATCAGGCGATGGAGTTGGACATCCTCTCTGACCGCATTGACGGGTTGGTGAAGGCGCTGCGTGTGCGTGGCGTGTACGACGCCAGCCAGCCTGCGCTGCAACGGCTTCTCACGGAGGGCGACAACAATGCGCTTATTCCAGTTGATAAGTGGATGGCTTTCAGCGAAAAGGGCGGCCTTAAAGGAAGCATTGACCTCCTCCCGCTTGACACGCTCGCAAATGCGCTACTTAACTGCTATAGAGCTAGAGAGGACATCAAGAGCCAAATCTACGAAATCACGGGCATCTCGGACATCATCCGCGGCACCTCGTTCGCCAGCGAAACCGCGACCGCGCAGCAAATCAAAGGCCAGTACGCGGGATTGAGACTGCGCTCCATGCAGGAGGATGTTGCGCTTTACGCCTCCGAAATCATCAAGCTCAAATCGCAGGTGATGTGCCTGCACTTCCAGCCCGAGACGATCCTTGCTTACGCCGCCGCAGGGCAAATGACGCCAGCGGATCAGCAGTTGATCCCGCAGGCTATAGAGCTGTTGCGTAACAAGCCGCTGCGCAATTTCCGCGTAGACATTGCTGCCGACAGCCTTGTGATGCTAGATGAGAACCAGAACAAGCAAGATCGGATGCAGTTCTTGCAAGCGTTTGGTGGGTTTCTCGCGCAAGCGTTGCCCGTCGGCCAAGCCTCCCCGCAGATGGTGCCGATGATGATGGAGTTGCTGCGCTTTGGCATGCAGGCGTTCAAGGCTGCACGCCCGATTGAGGGTCAGATTGACGCTACGTTGCAACAGCTTCAGCAGGCCGCGCAACAGCAGCAACCCGATGGCGAGCAGCAGGGCAAGCAGGCCGAGTTGCAGCAGAAGGGTCAGCTGGAGCAGGGCCGTATGCAAATGGAAGCGGCGTTACAGCAGGCAAAACTGCAACAGCAGATGCAGATGGAGCAGCTGAAAAACCAGACGAAGCTGCAAATGGAGCAGCAAAAGCAACAGTTTGAAGCGCAGTTGGAAGCCATGAAGCTGCAAAGCCAGCAGGAAGCGGCCAAGTACAAGGCCGACATGGACGCGCAGACGCGGCTCATCATCGCGCAGATGAATAAAACTTTACCAACGCCCCCGCTTAATCAATGAAACGCACGTATGTTTTATTAGACGGCGAGTTTGTGGAGCGCAAAAAGGATGCGCAGGGCCGGTATCACTACGTTCAGCCCGACATTCAGCCCTACAAGAGCATGATTGACGGTCGCATGGTTACCTCGCGCTCACAGCACCGTCGGCACCTTAAGGCAAACGGCTGCGTTGAGGTTGGCAACGACGATCCCGCGCGGCATTTGCCGAAACCGAAGGTGGATAACAGCCGCCTTGAGCGTTTGAAGTGGGAAGTTAACCAGCGCATGACGAACGATCAAGCTGACCGGGTGATCCGGCAGCTGCGGCAAGAGTTGAACTTCACCAATCCCCACAGGAGAGGCTAATCGTGGACGTTGAAAACCAGAATGCGGAAGCCCCACAGGCGGAAGATTCCCGGCGAGCGATGTTGGAGCAGGGTTTTGAGGCCATTGAGAAGGGCGAACCCGTAGAAACCATTGGGCAGCGCGACGAAAAGGGCCGTTTTGCCCCTCGCCAAACCCAGCCCGAGCGAGAACCCGAGGCGGACGCCGAACCGCCGGTATGGAAACGTCCCCCTGCGTCGTGGAAAAAGGATTTTCACGAGGTTTGGCAAAAAGCCGACCCAAAGATGCAGGAATACGCATGGCAGCGTGAGGAGCAGATGCGTGCGGGCGTGGAACCGCTGCTCTCCAAGGCGCAGTTTGCCGATGCGATGCAGGAAGCCATCCAGCCGTACATGAACACGATCCAAGGGCTGGGATTGCAGCCCGAGAAAGCCGTGGCGGCGCTAATGGAAGCCGACCACAAGCTGCGTAACAGCGACCCGCAGACGAAAATGGCGTATTTTTACCAGCTTGCGCAGTCCTACGGCATCAACTTGGGTGCCGTACAGCAGGGCGCAGCGCCGCAGGGTGCGGTGCCGCAGGGCAGCGTTGACCCGATGGTGTATCAGCTTCAAAACGAGCTGAACAACGTGCGCGGCGAGGTGATGGGCTGGAAACAGCAGCAGGAGATGCGTGAAAATCAGACGCTTCTCAACGAGATCAATCAGTTCAGCACGAAAGCTGAACATTTTGAGGACGCCAGAGCGACCATGATTCAACTCCTACAGAGTGGCATGGCCGAAACGCTGGACGAAGCCTACGAAAAGGCCATTAGATTGAACCCTGATCTGTTTGAGCAAGTGAACAAGGCCCAACAGGCCGAGATCGCCAACAAACAGGCCAGAGAGGCCAACAAGGTTGCGAAAGCAGCCAGAGCAGCAGCGGTGAGTGTCAGAAGCGCCACACCCGGCGTAAACACGGCTCCCAAAGGCGGCGACCGTCGTGCGATTTTGGAAGAGCAGTTTGCCGATCTGGAATCGCGTTTGTAATTAACTGATATAGGAGACTTCAAATGGCATTTGCCAACTCTAGTATCAGCGACATCATCGCTACTACGATTCAGAGCCGTAGCGGTGAGCTTGCTGATAACGTGACCAACAACAACGCGTTGTTGCGTCGTCTCAAGGAGCGTGGGAACGTCAAGACGTTCTCGGGCGGTAACGTGATTTTGCAGGAAATCATGTACACCGATCCGACCACGAACAACACGAACAGCTACTCCGGTTACGAAGTGCTGAACGTGGGTCAGAACAGCCCGATCAGTTCGGCGCAGTTCTCCATCACGCAGTACGCGAGTGCGGTGACGATCTCGGGTCTGGAGATGATCCAGAACTCGGGCAAGGAGGCCATCATTGACCTTCTTGACGGTCGCATGTCGGTTGCCGAAGCGCAGCTGGCTAACCGCATCAGCGGTGACCTGTACGGTGATGGCACCGGCAACGCGGGCAAGAACCTCACGGGCCTTGCTGCGGCTGTGCCGGATGACCCGACCACGGGAACCTACGGCGGCATCAACCGCGCCGTGTGGTCGTTCTGGCAGTCCAAGGTGTTTGATGCCTCGGTGAGCGGTACGGGCGTTGTCTCGTCCACCACCATTCAGGGGTATATGGACGCCCTCGCTGTGCAGTTGATCCGTGGCACCGACAAGCCTGATCTGATCGTTGCAGACAATAACTTCTACCGTTATTACTTGCAGTCGCTTCAGAACATTCAGCGCGTGACGGACAGCGGTTCCAGCATGGCTGGCGCGGGCTTTGCCTCCCTCAAGTATTACGGCGCGGGCATGGCCTCCGACGTTGTGCTGGACGGTGGTATCGGCTCGTCCACCTACAACAGCGGTTCGGGCAACGCGAACCACATGTGGTTCCTCAACACCAAGTACCTGCACTTCCGCCCGCACAAGGATCGTAACTTTGTGCCGATTGGCGGCGAGCGACAGGCCGTTAACCAAGACGCCATTGTGAAACTGATTGGCTGGGCAGGTAACTTGACCTGCTCGGGCAGCCAGTTCCAAGGCGTGTTGATTGACTAAAGGAGTACACGACAATGGCTGTTTCTACTTCAAATCTGATTGGCGTGTCCCTTGGTTACACCGACACCAGCCCGATGTTTAAGGTTGGCACCACCGTCAACCTTGACGATGGCGGTCAGGCCATTTATGTGCAGGCGGCTTCTACCGTCAGCACCTACATGGCGGTTTCGGTGAAGGGCGACAACACCGTGGTGCCGCTCACCACGACCAACTCGGCAAACAGCAAGGCCGTTGGCTTTGCGCAGGCGTCCATTGCCTCGGCCTCGTATGGCTGGGTGCAGCTGGGCGGCAAGCCGGTTGTTAACCTCGCTGCGTCATGCCTCCCGGCGGTTCCGCTCTTTACGACGGCCACCGCTGGAACGCTTGACGACGCCACGGTGACTGGCGGTCTGGTTGAGGGCATCGTTGCCCTGACCACGGCCTCTGGTGCCACCGCGTTGACCTGCGTTGCGGGCTACCCGCACGTTGCAACGGGCGTTGTGGGCTTCTAATGAAGCCTCTGGAGATCACGGTACAGGCGGCAGGTACGGCAGAGGAGCTTTGCTCCAACATCCGGTCTGCGCTGTCCCGTGGTCTGCCAGAACTGACCCTCGCTCCCATCAAGCACGATGGTCACATTGTATTGGTGGCGAGCGGGTGGTCTATGCCCGATTACATTGACGAGATTAAGGCGCACCGCAGAGCCGGTCGCCCCATTGTGGCTGTAAAGGCCGCACACGACTTTCTAGTGGAAAACGGCGTTAACCCTGATATGTGGGTCAACCTTGACCCGCGTGACCGCACAAACGGTATACAGCGGCTTAACGACTACAC